CGTGCGCGGATGAATCGGCGAAAGGGATGCACGGCATCGTGCCGGAACGGGAGGCGGCATGAGCCGGCAAGGGGACATCTACCGCATTCTGGACGAAGGCCCATCCACGGCAGCGGAGGTTGCCGTCGAGCTTGGCATTACCGTCAGGCTGGCGAGCGCGAACCTTGCCGAACTGCGTCGCAAGGGAACGGTGACATCGCGCCCGCATAGCGGCGGGACAGCGCACCGTGCCGTGGTGAACCTTTACGCATTGGCGGCGGCGTAATGGCCCGCCCAGCCGTTAAGCCCAAGGCGATAAGCGTGCTCGGCATCGACACCGGCACGCTGCAATCAGGCTATGTCGTGTATCTGCAAGGCGGCGGCATCCTGGCGCACGGAATCTTGCCTAACCATGAGATCCGCGAGTTGGTGAAACAGTCCGATGCCGACGTGCTGGCGATGGAGGAATTCGTCAGCTACGGGTCAGTCGTCGGACAGGAAACGATGGAGTCGATCAAGTGGAACGGTCGGTTTCAGGAATGCTGGCCGTGTCCCGACGAAGTGATCTACGTCACGCGCATGGCGGTCAAGAAACACGTCTGCGGGACGGGCAGGGCGAAAGACCCGCAAGTACGCGAGGGTCTTATCAAGCTACTGGGGCCGCAAGGGGTCAAGGCGAATCAAGGGCCGACGTACGGCATCAAGTCGCACGAATGGTCGGCGCTGGCCGTGGCGATCACGGCACTCGACGCAATGGGGTGATGCCATGCGCTGCCAACAACGGGGGACGCGAGAATGAATTACACAGAGTTTTGCGGGTACGTGAGGCGCGTAGAACGTGAGCTGATTCAAACATTCGGCGTTCCCCCGTCTGACGCGGCGGATATTGCGCAGTACATGGAAGCCGCATCGGTATGTGCGGAGGCGAAAGTTCGGTCAGACGTGCAATTCGAGATGAACTTTCGCAAGCACGGTCCCGCCGTGATGACGCAGCGAACGGGTAAAAGCAGGCAGGCGCTACGCAAGCGGTTCAACCGGATCAATCACGACAAAATGGAAACCGCCGTTTCCCCATAGGTTGTCGCGACTCCGGTTAACTGGCATTCAACCACAAGAGGGTTGATGCAATGAGCGACGGCCTGAATTATCCGGATTACCTGTACGGCGATGCGCTGGCGAATAAACCCGGCCAGCAGAAGCCCGATTCCGCCCAAACGCACATCGTCAAGGCGATGGAGCAAACCGCCAGCGCCAGCGAGCACCTTGTCGCCGCGCTGCGCCTGCTACGTACTGCCGCGTCCACGGAACATGGACAGCCGCGAGAGGCGTACGAAGCGCAGACCGCCTGCGATGTCGAATGGTCCATCAAGCGCGGGGATTATGTGCCGATGACCTGCGAAGGCAACGCCTACCTTGCGGAATTCGGCCCGAACGTCAAGGAACACCGCCGCGTGGCCGATGCTGACGAACTGCGCAACTACGGGATCGGCGACGTTGACCAGATCAAGGCGCCCGATTTCCAGATTGAGCAGACGCCGCACGGTTGGCGCTTTGTGCATGACGCCACGCCACGCCACCCGATGATGGCCGAGGTGGATCGCATCATCGGCACGGAATTGCACCCGTTGTCTGGCCCGGAGCCGCGCCTGTGAGCAACGCAACCGAAGTTCGCGGAGGCGGCGTGACATTCCTTGGCCTGCTGGCCATCGTGTTCATCGCGCTGAAACTGGGCGGCATCTTGAACTGGTCATGGTGGGCCATCCTCGCGCCGCTGTGGGTGCCGTGGGCGCTGGTGATCCTGTTCGTAGCGATTGCACTGGCCGTGTCGGTGAAGACATGAGCGTGAGAGACGAAGCCCGCGCCATGCTGGCCGAAGGCATCCCACAACGCGAAATAAGCCGCGTGACGGGTGTTCCACGGGCAACCCTGTACGAGTGGGCCAAAGATGCGCCCAAGCCCGACAGTGCGCCGCGTAGGCACCTGCTGATACCGGACACGCAATGTCGCCCCGGCGAGCCGATGGACTTCCTGTTATGGATCGGCAAGGCCATCCGTGAATACAAGCCCGACGTGGTGGTTCACCTTGGCGATCACTACGACTTCGCCAGCCTGTCCACGCACTCACAGCCGGGTGATAAGGGCATGGAAGGGCTGCGCTACGAAGATGATCTGAAGGCCGGAAATGACGGCCTCAAGCTGTTGCAGCAAGGCATGGGTAACTGGACGGGCCGCAAGGTGCTGCTGCGTGGCAACCATGAAGACCGCCTGACGCGCTACATCGAACGCAACCCGCGCATGGCTGGCGCGATGGGGTTCCACCAGTTCAACGACCGCGCGCTGGGCTGGGAAGTAGTGGACTACTACTGCGGATCGCCGGGTCAGATCGTGATTGACGGCATCACATACGCGCATTACTTCGCAGCGGTCAACACGGGGCGAGCCATCGGCGGCACGGCGCAGAACAAGCTAAACCACGTCGGCACATCGTTCGTGCAGGGCCATGTCCAGGGCTATGAAATCGGGACAAAGCAGTACGCCACTGGCGTAGTCCGCAAGGGCATCGTGGCCGGATCGTCTTACTTGGCGGACGAGTCCTATAAGGGACTGGCGAATGCGCATTGGCGCGGCATCGTCGTGTTGAACAACATTCACGGCGGCCAGTTTGACGAGATGCCTCTGGATATTGGGTATCTCTGCCGCAAGTACACGAAGAAGAGCGTGGGCCGGTATCTGCGCGAGAAGTACGAAAACGCTGAGCAGCGGTTCACGCTGGCGAGGACCGCCGCATGACCACCGCCACGAAAGCCGCGCTGGCGCATCTCGCCAACGTGTACGAGGCCGTATCCGTCCCGGACGTTGACCAGCGCGTGGCTGCGTACTGGTGGGGCGCACATGACCCGGACGTGGCATGGTGGCTTAGCATGTGCTCGAAGATCGCACCGGAAGCCGTGTCCCCATCGCTCTACGTCGCCCACGTTGCGGAGGATTTGAGCCACAAGCGCGACGTGAAGGACTGGGGCTACATCGAGGCTGCACGCTGCGCCAGCAAGCCGCCACAAGGCGCCGTCAGGCAGCGTGCCAGCGTCGAGGGCTACAGTCCCGCATGGGGCCATCAAGCGGCCCGTGACGGCATCTCCATCGCGCTGTGGGGGCATCTTGTCGAGTACATCCCCGGCATCAACCACCGTGCACGCCACTACGGCTGCGGGAGTCAGGCATACCAGCGCATCCGCGACGGGGTATATGCCCGCACATCCGAGCTGCTCACCCTGTTTCGGCAGGACATGGACCAGTGTTGCAAAGGCAACTTCAACCGGGACTTTGCAGACCGTTGGGAGATGAAGACCGGCAGGCCATTTCGCGGGCTTTAACTGGGATGGGGAAACGGCCTAACGTGCTATATCTAATAGGACGGTGCGAAAAGTGGGCGAACCACCGGACCGTTCCGCCGTCTCGGGCAAATCCCTTGGCGGCACTCATTCAGCGGCACCAGTGACGCGTAAACATCCCATATTTACAACTGGGCGCCTATCCTGATGCCTGCTGGACTACACGGCGGCAGGCACGACGATAGCTCTGCCTGAAAAGGATGGGATAACCCATCCGTTCCGCTAGTGTCTGACCGCGAGCCAGTCTCGCCAGTAGGACACCACCGGGCCGATACATACGGCTCTTTGAACAGTCGAGAGATTGATCCGCGCACCCGGCGCGTTATCCGGGCTTCAAATTTGCAGTATTGGGCATAAACCTACCCAAATCGGGCTAGTTTTGCCATATACGCCAAGTTTTGCAGTGGTAAGCAGGCTGTCGCATGCGGATGTAGGAGCGGCAGACGCGCAGGAGCTGGCAGGTGCGGAATTTTGCAACCGGGCAATCTGATCAACGCGATGGTGGGACGATCCGCGCGGGTAACCAATCCCGCCACTGCAATCAAGTTTCGGGACGCACGGAAACACGACCACGGTTAGCTGCCGTGGTGGCCACCGGATGCCGCTAAGCCGCAGCAAGGCCATAAACCGGACGTGCGCAGGGTGGGACGCTACCCGTTCCCGATCTATCGAGACAACCCATGACCGACGCCCCCGAGATTCCTGAAGAGGAAGAACCGGCAACGTGGGAATACTTGGGTGACTCCGAATACGTCGAGGTCGAGGGTGCGCAGATCATCGCGCCGAAGGGCTGGGGCGAGTTTGCCGACCAATCCGGCGCCGCGCTTGTCCGCGTAAGGATGGCGAAGGGTGGCGATATCGACATCCTGGTGCAATCCGAAGACGAAATCTGGCGCTGGCAGCAGGTGGACAAGCCCAGC